TATCATCCAGTGCAAAGGTTGTTATCCTTGACGAAGCAGATTACATATCTGCAGATAGTGTTCAACCTGCTCTTAGGAACTTCATAGAGGAGTTCTCAAGTAACTGTAGGTTCATTTTTACTTGTAACTACAAGAATAGAATTATACCACCACTGCATTCACGAACAACTGTTATTGACTTTAGTATTAAACCTAAAGACAAACCAGTACTTGCACAACAGATGTTGTCAAGATGTAAACACATTTGTGAACTAGAAAACATCAAGGCAGATGAAAGGGTTCTTGCAGAACTTATAATGAAGTTCTTTCCCGACTTCCGAAGATGTTTAAATGAGATTCAGAGATACGGGGTTAGTGGTGAGATAGACAGTGGTCTTCTCTCTACACTTAGTGAAGAGAAACTAACACCACTTATAAATATGATTAAGGATAAGAATTGGAGTGGAATGAGAAAGTGGGTCGGAGAGAATTCAGACAATGACTTTAATACACTTTACAGGAAAGTGTTTAATTCACTTGAAGTGAAACTTGAACCATCTTCAATACCAGCTGCAGTTCTAATCATTGCAGACTATCAATACAAATCTGCATTTGCAATGGACTCAGAGATTAACTTCACTGCATGTCTAACAGAGATTATGTCGGAGTGTAAATTCAAAAATGGGTAAACTAAGACAGTGGTTAAGAAAGTGGATTGATGCACAAGTAGAAAGGTCATTACAAAGACAAGCAAATAAAATGTTTTCAAAACACAGCGTAGAATATAGAGATGGAGATAACACATGACACAATATGACGAAACAGTAGATAGACAAAGGAGATTAATCCTTGCAGAGGAATGGGCAAGTGGTGTTAAATCACTTCATGCACATTCATTAACGTCACTATGGTACGACACTAGGGGTAATGATGGTTCAGTAATGGACATAGAATACAACAATGGTGTCGTCCAAAGAGAGATTAAAGAAACAGGTGAAACTGTATTCTTTGGTGAACCTGTTACAGGTGACGACCTTCTACAACTCTTCGGACAACATACAGGAAAGTAAATGTCCAAACGTAATCCTTTTGACTTTGTCAAGTCCGTATCCTATGATAAAAAAGATATCATGGTCGACTCTGTTGAAGAGAAAGCTTACGCCCCCTTCCTAATAAACAAATCATTATCTTATCATCAAGATTCTGTTTTCTTTACTAATGAAATGAATTGCAGACATGGGTCAGACCATCGTCTTCAATATGTGTTTTTCCTAAATACTCTTAGAAAAAGACAAAGATTTTCAAAGTGGTCTAAACCATATATTAGTAAAAAAATCGATGTCGTAAAGAGTTACTATCAGATATCAACAAGAGAGGCAAAAGAATATGTATCCCTTCTATCTGATAAACAAATACGTGAATTGAAAAACAGAATGAATCTTGGTGGAAGAGAAGATGGATGAACATAACCCTATAGTAGACGAACTAGTCGAAATAACATTTCCCGAAAAGGACGATTTCCTTAAGATTAGGGAAACACTTTCACGTATAGGTGTTGCATCAAGAAAAGAACAAGAACTATTTCAATCATGTCATATCCTTCATAAACGTGGTCATTACTACATTACTCACTTTAAAGAACTATTCAAACTAGATGGTAAGCCTAACTCAATAGATGAGTCTGATATAGGTAGAAGAAACACTATAGTTAAACTATTAGCACAATGGAAACTTCTTACTATAGTAGATGAAACTAAAGTATCTGAACCTACTGCACCCCTATCCCAAATCAAAATCATTCCTTTCAAGGAAAAAAGTCAGTGGAAATTGACAACTAAATACAGTATTGGGTCTAATAATTCATAAATACTACTGTTAATAACTAACAGGAGATACTTATGTGGGACTTTATTAGTAGTATTTGGGCATTTATGTCTGCTATACCAGCAATCATTTCAATATGTTCAGTAATCGTTATGATGACAGACACACCTAAAGACGATGCTCTTTGGGCTAAGTGTTATAAATACATAGAAGTCTTTGCACTAGCAATAGGAAAAGCAAAAGACAAAAATCCATTATTGGATAAATAAATAGGAGTATATCATGGAAGCATATGTAGTTATAGGTATAATCGTTGCAATCGTTGTTGTCAAGTTCGTTTTGGACGGCAACAAAAAACCAACAGTTAAATCTAAACCAGTACCTTCTAAGCCAGTACAGAAGAAACCTACTACTGCACAACTTAAGAAATTGACAAAAAATCAATTACTTGATATTGCAGATAAAAATGACATCAAAGGTGTTACAAAAAGTGGTGCTAAAGCTGTAGTTGTCTCTCAAATAAGAGATAATTGGTCTGAGGGTGATGAGTTTGAAGAGGAGTAATCCACTCTAATGTTCTTAAGGGGTCTTTATGACCCCTTTTTTTCGTCTAAGAGAAGTCGAAAAGTATAAATAATGGTATGGATATATTTGTATTGATAGGTGAAGTGGGTGCTCCGATTGCTGGAAGTCTAGTGATGGGGTTCTTCATATTCACTGTTATCAAACAAATTCTAGAAGGTGTCGTTGACGACATAAAAACTTTAACCATGTTCTGTAAGTCACTGGAAAATCGTGCAAGAACCATGTCTAATGAGATGATAAAGATAGACATGTTAGTGTCAAGTGCCTTAGAATTGAGACCCGACATAGAGAGAGTTGCACGTGCAGAGAACTTTGTGGAAGATGGGAAAGTGGATACGAGGAGAGATTAGTATGGAGACGGAAGTAGTTGAAGTAGTAGCAAATACAGACCCTACATTGGTGTCCTTACTTAATGATTATGGATTTCCTATTGTAATGATGGTCGGACTTGGATATTTTATATACTATATTTGGTGGTTTGTGGGTGAGAAATTAGAACCCGAAATTGAAAAACAACACTTTGCACTTATCAGAGTGATTGACCAAGTAAGAATGTTAGACCAAGACTTAATACGTTTACAACAAAAAGTGGATGTAGTTCTTGAATACAAAGAGAATGAAAAGAAGAGGAAAACGAAATGATTAAACCAACAGTATTAATTATAGGTTTATGTTTTGCACTTAGTGTAAGTGCAGATGAAATTGTTCACAAATTTAAGAGTCCATCCTTTAGTGGAATAGGACAGAGTTCTCATTATCTTACGATTGAGAACCAAGAGAAATCAAGACGTGATAAGATTGCTCAGGACATAGAAGATAGAATTGCAAAAGCAGAAAGAGATGCAAATAACACTACCCTTGCAAAATTTCTTAGAAATGTCGAAAGTAGAATTTACGCTCAGATAGCAAAACAGTTAGTAGAAAATATGTTCTCTAACGGAGAAGCAGCAGACTATGGTGTTTTCACTATAGAAGGTAATACAGTTACATACGAAAAATTAGTTGGAGAAGATGGTGCAGAATTCATCAGATTAACTATTGTTTCAAGTGATGGCACAACAACAACTTTAGATATACCAGTAGGTACAGGAAGTTTCTAAAAAATGAAAAATCTCGGATTGGTAGGATTGATTATCTTGCTCACCAGTGGGTGTGCAAGTATTCCTTCGTCTTATGATTCGTGTGATTCAACTGTAATGAGTAAGGTAGGTACTTGTATAGAAAAGGCAGAGGTCGTGAAGATACCGACCTATCAAGAACTTTCAGACTTACCACCTGCTAAAGTAATGCCAGTAGTTGCAGTTTATGGGTTCTTAGATAAGACAGGACAAAGGAAGAGAATGGATGGAGTTGCATCTTTCTCTACTGCAGTGACCCAAGGTGCAGAAGCATTTTTAATTGATGCACTTAAGACTGCTGGAAAAGGTAAATGGTTTAGAGTAGTAGAGAGAACAAATTTGGATGCACTTGTAAGAGAGAGACAGATTGTTCGTTCTGCTAGAGAAGACTTTGCAAATCAAGAAGGTAATGAGGATTCCCCAACGGGTATTCAACCTCTCTTGTTTGCTGGTATCCTACTTGATGGTGGGATAATTGGTTATGACACTAACATTGAAAGTGGTGGTAGGGGTGCAAGAACACTTGGTGTTGGAGCATCAGTTTCCTATCGAAGAGATGTGGTGACTGTAAGTTTGAGAGGAATCTCAGTTCTTACAGGAGAAATATTACTTAATGTACAAACCACTAAGACTATTCTTAGTACTGGTGGGGGGTATGATGTGTTCAAATTTATGGACATGGATACCCAACTTGTGGAAGTAGAAGACGGAGTTGCAACAAACGAAGGAGTATCGAAAGCTACTCGTTCTGCAATTGAACTTGCAGTCTTAGAACTAATATACCAAGGACACGATAGAGGTTTTTGGAAAATAGAGGAAAAACAAAATGAGGAATAAATTATTCATTACATTATGTTTATCATTAGGGTTAACTGGATTCGTATCTGCTGGAGCAGACGATAACGAAATTTGGTTACAACAGTCGGGTGACAATTTAGTCTTAAATTTCACTCAAAGGGGTTATGGAAACAAAGTCGGATTAGATGACTTTTCAGGAACATCAGCTGATATGATTATCACTGGTGCATCTAACACCTTTACATTAGTGCAAGACGGAGATAACAACAAATTATATGGGCCTTTTCTTGCAGATAGTTCAACAGTAAATTTAACGTTTACTGGTGATTCTAACTCCATGGATTGGAACGTAGGATATGTTGGTAGTGCAGATAACTTAAACATGTTAGGTGTTATTACAGGTGACTCAAACACATTTGACATTGATGTCGGATATGATGCATCTGCAGAATATCTTAACTGGGATTTAGTACTTACTGGTGACTCAAACGTATTCACTACTAAGATAGATAGTGACAATGCAGTTTGGAACTGGACTATTACAGGTTCATCAAATGATATTAATACTAACCAATCAGATGCAACCGATAACAGTATCACTGCAGTCTTAACTGGTTCTACAAATGATATAGACATCATTCAGAAAAGTGGAACTACAGGTTGTCCAACTGGTCAGTCATGTAGTGGTATTATTGATGTATCTTTCGTGACTTCTAATGCAAATATTGATATCGTTCAGAAAGATTCTGGCGAGTAGTCTTTTACTTATTGGTTCAGTTTCAGCTGAACCAATAGGTGAGATTATAGAATATAAGGGTTCAGCAGGACTTCAGAGAGACGGAGAGTCTACTCTTGTCAGTGCAAATACTGAACCTGAAGTCTTGATGTATGATACAGCAAAGACCCAAAATGGTAGAATGAAAATTCAGTTCAAGGGTGACCAAGAACTAGACTTAACAGAACATACCAAGGTTTGGATAGACGAGGTTTACTATGACCCCGACCCATCCAAGTCCAAAATGGCCATAAGAATGGCACAAGGCACTGCTCGGTTTGCTTCGGGTTTCGGTGGAAAAATAAAGAAAAGTAACATAAATATATCTACACCTACTGCACAAATTGCTGTGGTTGGAACCGACTTCACTACAAGTATTGATGAACTCGGAAGGTCACTTGTTATACTTTTGCCTGATAAATTTGGTAATCCTTCAGGTAAAATTATAGTCAGTAACGCAGGTGGAAGTGTAACACTAGAAGAGGCCTATCAAGCAACGATGGTTTCAACTTTTGATGATTCACCCACTAAACCAGTGACAGTGAATGGTATTGATGGGAGTATGATTGACAATATGTTTATTGTGAATCCACCCGAAGAGGTTACAGAACAAGTTGCAGAAGAATCGTCTAACAACGAAAATGAT